CAGCGTTATCAGGGAGTTAAGAATGAAGTTGGTGTTTGGATAACACCTGCTTTCCCGAAACTTATTTATGTCCTTGAAGAAGATAATATTCACGAGAACTCACCTTATTATTATCTTACCAAACTTGCTGCAAAGTGTACTGCAAAAAGGCTTGTTCCAGATTATATTAGTGAAAAGGTAATGAAACAGCTTAAAGATGGTCATTGCTTTACAAGTATGGGTTGCAGAAGCTTTCTTTCACCTTGGAAAGATGAAAACGGAAATTATAAATTCTATGGTAGATTTAATAAAGGTGTCGTAACAATTAATCTTGTTGATGTTGCGCTCACAGCAAAGAAGAATAACCCAAATAATATAATGACAGAATTTTGGAAGATATTTGATGAACGTCTGGAACTTTGTCATAGAGCTTTGATTTGTAGATATGAAAGACTCAAGGGTACACCGTCAGATGTTGCACCTATTCTTTGGCAATATGGAGCATTGACAAGACTTAAAAAGGGTGAAGTAATTGATAAATACCTTACAGGTGGTTATTCAAGTATTTCTCTTGGCTATGCAGGTCTGTGGGAATGTGTTTATGCTTTAACTGGTCACAAACTTACTGAAAAAACAGGTCGGGATATCGGCAAGAAAATAATGCAGTATATGAACGATAAGTGTGACGATTGGAATAAAGACCTTAATCTCGGATTTTCAATTTACGGTACACCTCTTGAATCGACAACATATAAGTTTGCCAAGTGTTTACAGAAGCGTTTTGGTATTATAAAGGGTGTAACCGATAAGAATTACATAACCAATAGTTATCATATACACGTTACAGAACCTATTGATGCTTTCACAAAGCTTTCTATAGAATCTGAGTTTCAGTCTCTTTCAACCGGAGGAGCAATTAGCTATGTAGAAGTTCCTAATCTAAATAATAATATTGAAGCAGTGCTTGAAGTAATCAAGTTTATTTATGACCATATAATGTATGCTGAACTCAATACAAAATCTGATTATTGTCAAGTATGTGGATTTGATGGCGAGATACAGATTATTGAAGATAAAGAAACAGGTAAACTTGTATGGGAATGTCCCAATTGTGGCAATAGAGATGAAAAGAAACTAAACGTGGCTAGAAGAACTTGTGGTTATATAGGAAGTAATTTTTGGAACGCAGGGCGAACTCAAGAAATAAAAGAAAGAGTTATACATATAGGAGACAATTAATGATTATATCTGAAAATTTTAAATCTTTGTGGATTGAAAATTATGGGTATATTCAGGTTGGAACAGATGGAACGATTATTGGCAAAAAGGAGTCTTAAAACCTAATAATCAAAACACTAAAGGTTATTATAGAGTTCATCTTGGAAAACATATGTATTCTGTGCATAGACTTGTTGCTGAAGCTTTTATACCGAATCCTAATAATTATCCACAAGTAAACCATATTGATGGTGATAAAAATAATAACACTGTTTATAATTTAGAGTGGTGCAACAATAAATACAATCGAAGACACGCAGTAATTAATAATCTATCCAGTGCAAAAATCACTTTAGAACAAGCAAATGAAATAAGAAACAAATATAATAATGAAAAGATAACATACCAACGGTTAGGAACTATGTATAATCTTGATAGCAGTATGATAGGATATATTATTCGAGGCGATAGTTGGAATTATGAATTACATAAAAATCAGTAAATATGATACTGCCAATGGTATAGGCATAGGAGTTGTACTCTGGGTCTCGGGGTGCAACCGCCACTGCTTTGGTTGTCACAATCCTCAAACTTGGAATTTTATTGCAGGACAACCCTTTACAGAAAATACAATGCAAGAGCTTCTCAAAGCACTTGATAAATCTTATATCTCTCGATTAACTTTTTCAGGTGGGCATCCACTTGAACCACAAAATCTTGAAACTGTTTATAAAATTGTTAAAATGGTTAAAGAGAAATTTCCCAACAAATCAATCTGGCTTTATACAGGTTATACTTGGGAAGAAATATTTGACAAAGAAGAGAAATATGAAAACCTTGAAGTAAATGGGGTTTCCCCATTAGATGTTGTTAAGTATTGTGACGTTCTTGTTGATGGCAGATATGAAGATGATAAAAGAGATATTTCTCTCGCTTGGCGAGGCTCATCAAATCAGAGGTGCATTAGTGTTCAAGAAAGTCTGGAACAAGGTAAAGTAATCCTCTATTGTGACTAAAAATCGTAAAAAATAGGCTCTTGCCATATTACAAAGCAAGAGCCTAACAATACGATAAATCAAAAATTTCATTGTACAAAAGGAGTAATAAAAATGAAAGCATTAAGTCAATTCCAATGTGAAATTTGCAACACAATATATAAATCCAAAAGTGAATGTCAAAATTGCGAAAGCACCCATCAACGTCCTCGAATGATAGTCTATAACAAGTTTAATTCTTATAAGAATGATGGCAAATATCCCAATTACATTGATGTCGAAATGGCTGATGGCAAGACAATGAGGTACAAAAGATAATGAACGAATACATAAAATCACCTATAAACTATGTAGGTAATAAATATCGCCTAATCAAGCAGATTATACCTTTGTTTCCTAAAAAGATTTCAATGTTTGTAGATGCTTTCGGCGGATCAGGAACGGTTTTAATGAATACAGAAGCAGACTATTACATATATAACGACATAAATCCTTATGTTTCAAGTATTGTGTCGGGATTGTTCTCAACGTCTTATGATGAAATAATCAAGCAGATTGAAAACATTATTTCAGAATACGATTTGAGTATGATAAATAAGGAAGGCTTTGAAAGACTTCGTGATAGTTATAATAATGGCAGAAAAGATTGGATTACATTATATACTTTGATGTGCCATTCATTTAATCATCAGTTCCGTTTTAATAACAAGCACGAATATAATAGTAGTTTCGGTAAAAATCGCAGTTATTTTTCTGACAGGCAAAAACAGGACTTACTTGCTTTAAAACATAGATTTGAGAATAAAGACCCAATAATAGTATCGTCTAAAAACGCTTTCGATTTTGATTTTTCAGACTTTGACGAGAACGATCTGATATATTTTGACCCACCTTATTTTAACTCTGTTGGTAATTATAACGATGGAAAACGTGGCTTTGAGGGTTGGACTGCTGAACACGAAAAGAAACTTTACGAATTACTGGATGGGTTGGACGAACAGGGAACAAGGTGGGCTTTATCAAATAACCTAAAGTATAACAATGAATTTTTAGATGCTTGGAAAGATAAATATCATATTCATTATTTATCTGGAGACTATCTAAATTGTAATTATCACAAGAAAGACCGAGAAACCAAAGATATAGAAGTGCTGATAACAAATTATTAAAGTAAGGAGATGTCAAATTTTGAGCAACAATAAAGATTGGACAGGTAATTCAAAAGCTGTGTTTTCAACATTATCAGCAAGCAGTCATTCAGATACAGATCGTCAAAATGAAGATTACTATGCAACACCACCTTTTGCAGTTATAAAGCTCTTAGAAAAGGAAAAGTTTAATCATTACATATGGGAATGTGCTGCTGGAGAATTACATATTTCAAATACTCTTGAAAAAAATGGTTATAAAGTAAGAAGTACAGATATTGTTGATAGAACCAATGGTAAAATAGAAACTCTTGACTTTCTTACTGCTTCAGCAGATAAGATGTCACCTGATATAATTACAAATCCACCCTATAAATATGCAACTGAATTTGTAGAACACGCACTTAATATATCAATGGATTCTGTAAAAGTAGCTATGTTTCTCAAGATACAATTTCTTGAAAGTCAAAAACGCAGAGAATTGTTTGAGAAATATCCTCCAAAGAAAATTTATGTTTTTACAAATAGAGTTAATTGTGGTAAGAACGGCGTATTTGGTAAGGAATCGTCAGCGGTTTGCTATTGTTGGTTTATATGGGAGAAAGGATTTACTGGCAAACCCATAGTGGATTGGATATAAGGAGGTAAATATGTATCAAAATTGTTGTAAAAAATGTGGAAGTGTTTCTCTGTATACAGAAAAGAAGGGCAATAACATTGGTCTTTATTGTAAAGATTGTGGAGCTTGGATTAAATGGCTCGGTAAAGATGAATTAAAAGCATTTGAACATTCTCAAATAGAAAAGAATAAATCAAGTTTATCTGATAAAAACGCAATTATTACTTCTTGGAGAAACATTTTATCAGTTTTAAAAGAAACAGGATATGATTATTTATATCAAGATGATATTACAAAAGTTGCAGATGTTTTAAGAGAATATTATGGGCTTTAAAACATAATGAAAACAGTATTTTATAAGAGGTGAGAATAATCAATACAAATACTTATTCCGAATTGATAGCATTTTATAAAGAAAATCCAATTCGGTTTCTTGAAGATAATTTTGGCATTAAACTTACTAAGACTCAAAAAGCATTTATAAACAAGTCTGTGAAAACTAATCTATTACCTTGGGTAAGACAAAGAAATTATTACAATGAATATATACGATTATTGATTTGTTTGTTGAATATGAAAGAAGACGGTAATGTTGCAATAATTTCACCCAATGAAGAAAAATTACTTAATCGAGAGTAGTTCATTGATTATATTGTAGAATTTAAAAATCAACATTTTTAAAAAACAAAAGACTCGTTTTATTGTAAATTGAAAGGAGAATATCAAATGATACACCATTAAATTTAACTAAAAGTTCAGACGAATTAAAACAACTTATCGCAGAAAATCCAGACCTGCCCATTGTGGTTCTTGTGGGGCAGGATGCAGCTTCAGACGATTATGGGTATACATACTGCTCAGATATTCATTTCTGTATTGATGAAATTCTTGATTGTGAATTACCGTTTGGTGAGGGTTGTGTGTACAATGACCGAGATACCTTTAAAAATGTTCTGTTGGATTACCTTGATGGTAACGAAGAATATCCAAATTTATCTGACGAAGAATTTCAAACCCTGTTAGCTAAAGAACTCAGCAAGTATGAACCATATTGGAAGAAAGTAATTGCTATAAAAGGTGATAATTGAAAGGAGAATATAAAATGAAAACGATAGGAATTTTTACAGACAACGAATTAATAGTTCTTAGAACAGCCATTGATATAATCAATGATTATGAAAAGGCTGGTGTAACCGTAACTAAACAAACACGAACTAAATTTGACCTATATGTTGATTTTTCAGACGGTACAAAAGTTGAATGGATAAAACCAAATTTAAATTCAAGAGGACATAAAGTTACAGATGGTTATATTGACATTAGCACTTGTTCTCGTGAGGCAATTACAAATATTATACTTCCGTGTATTATGGATATTGATAAAGAGCCTGAAATTGTCATAATCGATTCAAATCCAAGTCGTAAAGATTATGACCTTGATACTCTTATTGATAGCCTTGAAAAGATAAGACTTATTAAGGGAAATCTTGTGAATATCGGTTTCGTTGATTCTGAGGGTTATGATACAATTACAGGAATAATCGTAGACAAAGATAACTTTTTAGGATTTAATAATTATAATTGATACAATGAAAATCCACTTTTATTGGAGGAGATTTAATGACCATTGATGAAAGAATTAGTTTTTTTAGAAACATATATAAATGAATTTGAAAAAGCCAAAAATTGGAGTTATGGTAATTCTCCAAACGAATATTTAGAAGCTTGCAAAAAGTTAAAAGCATTAGGTCTTGAATGGGGAGACAATATTAAATTTGATGATTTTAATATTATTAAAGGGTATCATATTACAAATCCTACAACTAAGTTTCAAGGGAATAAAAACAGATATTATATTCACTGGGAGAATATTGACAAATCAACGTTTGTATTTCAAAAGTATTGGTTTTTAGTAGAGGAAGAATGGACAGAGTTTAATATTATTTTAAAATCATATGCCCCTTTAGATTGGGACGAATATAATTGTCATATGGTTTTTGATATTGAACATGGTAAGAAATTAATTTCCGATTACAAAGAAATTAAAAAGAAAATATATGGCAAAATGAAAGTTAAGATTAAACAGATTGAATTAGAAAAAGCTAAGAAAGAATATGAAAAACTTTTAGCTGAAACTAAGTCATAAAAGGAGTTGATAAAAACGCTTGAAATAAATAATGTTTATAATATGGATTGTATCGAGGGACTTAAACAGATACCTGATAAATCCGTTAATATGTATTTTGTTGACTTACCATACGGAGTAACCACTAAAAACAAGTGGGATAATATTATTCCACCAGAACCGATGTGGGAGCAGATAGAAAGAACACTGGAAGACAACGGTGTGGTTTTATTTTTTGGACAGGATAAATTTACTGCTAAGATGATGTTGTCTAATGAGAAAATGCATAAATATAATATCATTTGGGAAAAGGTTCTTCCTAGTGGTTTCTTAAACGCAAAAAGACAACCATTAAGAGAACACGAGGACATAATGATATTCTACAATAAACAACCGACATACAATCCACAAATGACCGAAGGTAAACCTTGTCATAGCAAAGGAAAAGCCGTAGGTAAAGCGAATGATGAGATATTAAATAACTCTAACTACGGTAATTTTACAGTTGTTCAAACAACAGGAAATATGAAATATCCTACATCAATTTGGAAGTTCTCAAAACCTCACCCTTCAATAGCACTTCACCCTACACAGAAACCTATTGAACTTTGCAGGTATGCAATTCGTACATATACAAACGAGGGTGATTTGGTAGTTGATTTTTGTTGTGGTTCAGGTTCTATTTTAAAAGCTGCTCAACTTGAAAATAGAAATTATATAGGTATAGACAATGGTATTTGTGACCGTAAGGGAGAATTTGAAAATTGGTTTTGGGCTGATGTGGCTAAGTATAGGCTTGAGAATATGGATAAATAAGGAGAGTATATATGAATACAAATTGTTTAGTAGTAAATTTATTTGGTGTTCCCGGTGCAGGTAAAAGCACTGGAGCAGCTTATATCTTTAGCAAACTTAAACTTGCTGGTATAAATGCTGAATTGATTACAGAGTTTGCCAAAGATAAAGTATGGGAAGAAAACTCAACAATATTTCAACCCGATAATCAGGTTTATATATTTGGTAAACAGTTTTATAGAATGAATCGTTGTAAGGACAAGGTTGATGTAATCATAACTGACTCTCCCCTATTGCTATCTTCATTTTATAATTCTAGTGAAATTCTCGACAAAGCTTTTAATAAGACCGTATATAATTGTTTCTGTTCATTCAATAATAAAACGTATCTATTAAAGAGAGTAAAACCGTATAATCCTAAGGGCAGACTTCAGACTGAGGAAGAAAGCAATGCTCTTGTTGCGCCACTATTAGAAAAGTTAAACGCTTGGAATGTTTCATACACTGTTTGCAACGGAGATATCAATGGTTATGATAATATTGTAAATGAAATATTAGAATATTTAAGAAATAATTAATTGAAAGGATACCACTATGATACTAAAAGAAGAACAAAAAGACTTATTCACAGTTCCGAAGAATTATACGCTTGTTCAGTGTGTTAGTGCTGATTTTGCAATGGGTGCAGGAATTGCTAGGGAATTTGCAAAGCGAGGAGTGAAACGGGAATTAAAAGAGGGTATTATTTCATTCAATTATACTGAACGTGAAAGAATTGGTCAATGCGTTGCAACTAAGGCAACAGGTTGGAGAGTAGAACTTAATCTTATTACAAAACAAAAATATTGGCAAAAGCCCACTTACGAAACATTAAAAATGACATTGGAAGAACTGAAAAGTTGCTGTGTAAGAAATGATATTTTTTATATTGCAATGCCAAAGATAGGATGTGGGTTGGACAAACTTGAATGGTCTAAGGTAAAAGCAATTATAGAAGAAGTATTTGCAGGTACAGATATCGAAATATTAATTTGTTATCTATAAATATAAATTTTCTAAAATTCGCCCCCCTCTACCCTCGGTAAAACAAGGGATAGAAAAATCAAAAACTACGATAAAACCTTTCTTTCATCGTAAGTTTATAAAAAGGAGATAATAAATGAATCAACCAAACGAATTAAAAGATTTCTGGAGACGTACAGTTACAATATATGTTGATGATATTCCATTTCAACGTTATCAATATGTGCCTATATATGAGTTTCGCCAACCTGATAAAATCGAAACAGAAATGATTAAAAATCTTATAGACAAACAAAGTCCTTATTACAATAATGACGTTTATAATATGGTTAAGAATAAATTCAACGGAGATATTTGGTATAAAAATGGGTATGTCAAAATTTATAATTCTTTAGATAGTGGTTATCTATCACCATATAAAGTCTGCAAAATTAAAGACAATGCTCTTGTAACTATTAAAACAACTTATAACAAGGCATATCCACAATATGAGTAAAATGATGGAACAAGTTAATCCTGATGACTTTATATCTTATATGAAAGATAGAGGTATGACAGTTTGCCCGATGATAAATAAGTAAAGAGGAGGTAAAAAGAGTGTTAGAAATTTTACAGTACATATTCAGTGATTTTTGGCATTGGCTCGGAACAGTTATTTTGATAGCAGTAATACCAATGCCATTTAGGCTTGTTATTCGTAATAAAAAAGAAAAATCTGAGAACAATCCAAAGGAGAACAGGATATGAATAAAATAATTTATCTTGATAAAGCAGGAACATATGGAAATATTCCCAAACCCATCTTAACTTCTATACTCTCCTACTTAAACGGGATGTGTGGTAATGCCTCATCTTTGTATTCAATTGGCAACAAAGCACTCTCAGAAGTCAATAAAGCAACAGATTTAATAAAGAGAACCACAAATGCAAAAGAAGTATATTATACCAGTGGTAGTTCAGAAAGCAATAATTGGGTTATTAACAATTTTCGCCATAGTACAATTATCTCAAGCACAATAGAACACCCCTCTATATTAAACACATTAAAATACTATGCTCAAGAATATTGTCTTAACTATAAATTGATTGGTGTTGATAATAAAGGTATAATCAAAAAAGACGAACTTGAAAAGGCTCTATCCGAAGGAGCAGGATTGTGTACCATTATCGGAGTAAATAATGAATTGGGCATTATTCAAAACATCAATGCTATT